GAGCAAGTCGCGGAGTTCTGTGTGGGTGTCGGGATAGGCTGGATTTACCACGAGCGACATGTCGTGAATGCCTTGCACCGCGCGCACGGTGTAGGTGAGGACGGTGCGACCGTTGGGCTCGTGGGTGACTTCGCGCGTGACGTAGTTTTTATCGAAATAAGGCACGGAGAAGGCAAACGAGCAACCCGAAATATCGCCACGGCGCACGAGTTCGAGCGCGGTGTCACCATCGGGGGTGCGTGGGGCTTCAAACTCAAACGTGACGCCTTGCGCATCGACATCATAGTGCAAAGAGCCGCTGCCGTTGGTGGAACGTGCGAGGATGCGCGTGATGTCGTGATAAAGAGTGAATTTAATGTCGCTTCGGTTGAGGAGTTCGCGCGTGATGGCTGCTGGGTCGATGACTTCGTAGGCTGTTTCATCGCCATCATCCCAAAGAGGAGCAGAGCGTTTGCCGAATAAGATGGCGCGCCCTGTGATGGTGCGGCTTTCGGCTTCGCCTTCTGCGGCTTGGCGGATGTGGACACCAGTGGGCTCGAAGACCGCGCGCTGAGTGGTGAGGTTTTCAGACATAGTAAAAAAGGCTTTGAACAAGGTTGGGTTCTGTGGGGTGTGTCGTTCTGTGGGAAGGGGATGCGCCTAAGGTTGTGGCGCAGGGTCGGGGTTCTGTGAGGGGGTGTCTTTCGTTGGGGTCGGTGGCGGTGGGGTGTCGTCTGTGCTGGTGTCTGAGATGTCGCGCAGATTGGCAGAGACAAGCACGCGGTCGCCGCCTTCCACTGGTGGCTTGTTTTCGGCTGCGCGCCACTCATTGACGGTGAAAAGTCCTGCGGCAATGGTGGAAGTCTGATAGCGCACGCGGCTCTCGAGGTCGCAGGCGGTGATTTCCGCGCGGTCGAAAAGAATGCGCCTTTTGTGGGCTAGGCTTGGGGGGAAAAGTTTGCGGAGGAGTTCGCACTCGATTTTGGCAAGGAGGGGGTTGAGTGTGCTGCGCAAAAAATCTGCGTAGGCGTTTTCAGAACTTTTATAGTTGCTGCTGGTGTCATCGAACGCGAAGGAGGGGTGAACGCCAAAGAAGCGGCACACTTCGCGCACGGCAAATTTGCGGCTTTCGAGGAACTGCATATCTGCCGATGTCATGGTGATTTGTCGGAAATCGGAAGAGCCTGGAAGGTGGACAATCTTCTCGCCCGATGCAAAACGCTCGTCTAGTGTCTTTGCCGTCTTGGCGAGTTCTTCGTCTGCATACTCACCAAAACCGCGAAGGCTTTTGTCGTTGGTGACAAAGCCGCGCACGTTGCCCCCATTGGAGAATCGCTTGTGCGTCTCTGCGTCGCCTATGGATGCGGTGTCGAGCGTTTGGCGCGCATAGCTGAGGACACTCATGCCAGTGCGCCCGTCTAAAGTAGCATATTTTAGATGAATGATTTCTTCTTGGTGGAATGTTCCACTGATGCCGTGTGCGAGGTCTGAAACGGTGTAGGTTTGTCGTGTAGCGTCAAACGAAACAGAATGCGGACTGCACAACACAAGGCGGTCGAGGTCGGCGGTGGCTGGGGTGTAGGTGGGGAGGATATAGGCGTTGCCGTGGAGAAGGAGCTGACGCACTAGAGCTTCGCGGAAATCCACAGCAGACATTTCGGGGGAAGGCTGCACATTGAGCAAATAAGCCAAGCGGTCGGCAGGTCGGTCGGTGAAAATGTTGCCTTGCAACCACTGCACGCGCAGCGGCAAGACAGCCACGTTGCGCGCAATGACATCCACACAACGATAAGCCGCAGCCACGCTGAGGGGGTTGCTGCCTAAGATTTGCCAATCGGAAATGCTCGAAGTTCCGCTCCCACTAGTACCCACGGGAGTGGAACTAGCGGAACGGAATAGACGCGGAAAGAAGGAGCGCAGTTTTTCAAACATAGAAGAGAATCACATAACAAGGGGGGGACGCTTTGCCGTGTGAAACGGCTCGGCTTTTCTCAAAAGCAAAGATACAAAAAAATGACAATGTGGTGCGTTTTCTGTCTAAGTTTTTCGCGATTAAAAAACAAATAAATACCGCGTGCAGTTTGGGAATAATGCGCGCAGTATATCAATTCTTTTCGCGGTGCTGCTTGACGCGTGGGGGCGTGTTATTGTTCGTAGTCGAGGAAAAGGCGCAAGCACATCAAATTGGTGATTACTCCGTCAATCTTTTGCGTCTGTTTGCGCTTGATGGGTTTGCAGTTCTCGAGGCGGTCGAAATCTAAAACGGCATTTCCAAAACAAAAGGCGTTGATCGGGTTCTCGTTGATGGTGATGCGGTCGGTTTTTGCGCCGTGTTCAAAACTTTCCACAGGTGCGGTAAATGTGCCGTACGTTTGGCGCACTGGGGTCAGCACGTGTTCGCCACCTGCCGCGGCTAACATATTGACGACTTCTTGGCTTTTGTAGGGGTCGTAACCGATTCCCAAAATGTTGAAACGCTTGCTCAATACCATAACGTGGCGCACAATGGCGCGGTAGTCAATGACGGGTCCATCGGTGAGCTGCAAAAAATTATCTTCTGCCCATCGGCGGTAAAGTTTTTCGTTCGGGTGTCCCATTAGTGCACCTTCGGGGAAAAAGTAATCTGTGATAAAATGGAACGCCTTGCGCGCGCGGTCGTACACTCCCACGGTGACGGCTGAGAAGTCGTCGCTTTCGCTGAGGTCGATTGCGACCATCGCTTGGGGTCGTGAGATGTTGGCGAGGATGTTGTCGGGGCGCATCATCTTGCGCGCAAGGGTGCTGCTTATCCAACTGTGGGTCTCGGCTTCTGCATAGACATTGAGCAATTTTGTCCGGAATGCCATCAAGGCTTCAGCCCCATTGCGCTGCGCGCTTGCCCACTCATCGCGGTAGAAATCGAGCGTAACCGTTACCCCCATATGTGGGTGAACTTTGCGCCACGTGTCTTCGCTGCCTTCGTCGTCGTCGATATCGGGGAGAAATAGGTGCGCAAAACTGGCATCGTCCTCATACTCTCCCAACAACAAGGCGCGATAACCGCGTATCATATCAAAGCAAGGTCCATCGAGAACATCGGAAGCGGTGGTGATAATGACGGTGAGGGGATTGGCACGCACACCCATTGAAGTGGTGAGGACATAAAGAAGTTCACCATCGCGCGCTTGTGCGTATTCATCAACAATGACGGTGCTGGCGTTGAGTCCGTCTTTGGTGTTGGCGTTGGCGGTGAGACATTGCGCAAAGGCAGGGCGGTCGGGTCGGCGGCTTTTTATCTCCATCTCGTTGTTCACATATCTGCGCTCATTGGGGTCAAGTTTGCGAAAGCATCCGCGCACGACTGCAAAACATTTCTTTGCTTGGTCGGCACTATTGGCGCAGGTGTAGCTCTCGGCATTGGCATCGCCAAACAGCACATCGTAAACGGCTAGACTTGCCGCGCTGGTGGTTTTGGAGAATTTACGCGGCACGAAAAGCATAACCCTACGCGTGACGCGCTTGCCATTGTGCCAAAATCCGAAGATATTAGCATATTGGAAGGCTTGCACAGGGGTGAGCTTGTAGTGCGTCATTCCTGCGCGTCCTGGAAAATGTAGGGATTCATAAAGGGTGAAAAACTTTAGCACCTCCGCGCGGTTGAGTCCGTATTGCCGCACCATCCGCAAAAAGCGTTCCACGGCAAGCTGTTCGAATAGGTTGTGGCAGTGTGGGTTTTCGGCTACTTCTTTGCAGTATTCTTCAAGGCGCACATCGGTCTTCTTCAGTTCGTAGCTTGCAATATCGGCAGCGCGTAGCCGTTCGGTCACTGCGTCTTTGGCTTGTCGTAGGGTGTTCTTCTCTTCTTCTGTGATGTGCATAGAGGCTAACTATTTAGCGGAACGACCTGCGTTGAGTACTTTCTTGGTGAGGTCGATGAGTGGGTCGGTGTCGTCTCCCACGTCGAGAGCCTCAGCCGTAAGACCTAACACTTTGGTGTGTTCCTTGACAGCCGCGAGAGCTTCCTTCTGTATTCTGAACGCTGGGTGCGGTACGAGCTTTTTGCCGATGCGCGTATCTTCTTCAATGGTGGTGCGGTCGAGATGGTCGATTTCTGCGTTAGCCATATCGAGAGAGCGGCGCGCACTGGCAAGGGCTTGTATCTCCATTTCAAGGGCTGGTGCATTTGCGCCTGTGCCTTTGAGGGCTTTGCGAATCTGCACCACGTATTCTTCGCGGTGTCGTGTTTTCTGTTTGAGTATTGGGCGAAATCTGCGCTCAATAGCGAGCAGCCGCTTGTATTCTTCGACACTGATAAGCATTTGCGAAGGGTCGGGCTGTGGCGGCTGCGACTGATTTAAGGTGCTGCGTGGCATAACTTTGGTGTTTACTGCAAATTTACTAATTTTTTCGCAAGTTACCCGATTTCCAAAATTTACTCAGGCACAGAAAAGAGGGTGCGAGAGATTAATCGCCGCAAGGGGGGCTAAAAAAAATAGCCCCCCTCGGGTCGGTTGCGCCTTTTTTGGTGAGGGGGCGCGATAATCGGGGGGGGGGGAA